ATAGTGAACTCCTTTTCCGAAGGAAAGTCCCTTCACTATCCAATGGAGTTTAGAAGGGTGATTTGACGAAAAAAACACAAAAATTCTTTAACTTCCTTATATAGAAAAAGCTGCTCGAAAATTAATCGGGCAGTTTTTTTTGTGTTTTTTCATATTTTTTTCGTCAAACAGGGGTGCTCACCTCCATTGGTAGGTAGAGGGGTAAGTAAACCTACTTTTACTACCAAAAAGAAAAAAGTTAAAATTTTTTGAAAAAGTTTCGTCAAATGGGGGTGCTCACCTCCATTGGTAGATAGAAGAGGTTAACTAAACCAGACTCTTCTAGGAGGTGAAAGAAAATGCAAAACAAAAACGGACAAGGCTTAGAGCAAGACTTAGCTGTGGTGCTAATAGCAATTAGTAAGGTTACTAAGGTAATGGCTACGCAGCTACAACATCAAAAACAGAAGGGAGGCAGAGATTATGACGGATGCAAGTTTAAAAGAAGCTGTAGCAGAATTACAAGCTGTAGTTGTGAGTATTAATGGAGTGCTTGCTTTACTTTCTGGCAAGGATGAAAATCCGGAGGAAAAGAAAGCCGTGAGCATTTCGCTAGAAGAAGTAAGGGCTAGCCTGGTAAAAACTTCTAGAGCGGGTTTTAGAGAAGAAGTAAAAGCTTTGCTTACGAAATATGGTGCGAAAACCTTATCTGAGGTAAAGCAGGAAAGCTATGCAGCTCTAAAGCTAGAAGCGGAGGAGTTAGGAAATGGCAAGTAATGGACATGCCTTTTTATCCGCCTCAGCCGCTAATCGTTGGCTTCATTGTCCGCCTTCAGCTAGGTTAAGCGCAAAGTATAAGGATATTACTACAGAATATGCAGCAGAGGGTACAGAAGCCCATGCACTTTGTGAGTTTAAACTGAGAAGTGCTTTAGGCGAAGAGGCCACCTGCCCCATAGAAGCAATGGAACGTTATTCCGAGGAAATGGAAGAATGTGCTGAGGGCTATGTGAGCTTTGTAATGGAGGAGCTAGAAGCTGCTAAAAAGCTTTGTAAGGACCCAGTGGTGTTAGTGGAAGAACGTGTAGACTTCTCCCGTTGGGTGAAAAACGGCTTTGGAACAGCAGATGCAATTGTAGTCGCAGATCAGGTTTTAAGTATTTGTGACTATAAGCACGGCTTAGGTCATGTAGTAGATGCCTTTAAGAATCCTCAGCTTTTGTGCTACGCCTTAGGTGCTTTAGAAATCTTTGAAGACTTTTATGACATAGACACAATTAAGATGACCATCTACCAACCGAGGCGCAGCAATGTAAGCTCCTACGAAATTACTAGGGAGGAGCTTTATAAATGGGCTGAGGAGGTATTAAAGCCTACAGCAGATTTGGCCTTTAGTGGTAGTGGTAAGTTTCTTTGTGGGGAGTGGTGTTCCTTCTGTAAGGTAAAGCATGAATGTCGAGCTAGAGCTGAGGCTAATTTACTTTTAGCTCAATATGACTTTAAAAAGCCACCACTTCTAGAACAAACGGAAATTGAAGAGATTTTGTCTAAGGTAGAGCAGTTTATAAGCTGGGCCAATGATGTGAAGGATTATGCATTGCAGCAGGCCATGAGCGGTAAACGCTGGCAGGGCTGGAAACTGGTAGAAGGTCGCGCTATTCGTAAATATAGTAGCGAAGCTGCTGTAATAAAAACAGTAGAAGAAGCTGGCTATGAACCCTACGAAAAGAAGCTCTTAGGTGTTACAGCCATGCAAAAGCTTTTAGGCAAGCAGCAATTTGAAGAGCTGTTAAGTAGGTATATTTCTAAACCGCAGGGTAAACCTACTTTAGTACCGGAGAGCGACAAGCGTCCGGCCATGAATACAGCGGTAGAAGATTTTAATGAAAATTAAAGGAGAGAAAAACTATGACTAAAAATGTAAATGCAAATCCTATGAAGGTTATTACTGGTAAAGATACTCGTTGGAGTTACGTAAATGTTTGGGAGCCTAAAAGCATTAATGGCAGTACGCCAAAGTATAGCGTAAGTCTTATTATTCCTAAGAGTGATACGAAAACTGTAGAAAAAATTAAGGCTGCCATTGAAGCAGCTTACAAAGAGGGCGCTGTGAAACTAAAAGGTAATGGTCGCACTGTACCTGCTCTTGCAGCAATTAAAACGCCCTTAAGAGATGGTGATATTGAGCGTCCAGATGATAAGAACTATGCCAATAGCTATTTCATCAATGCCAATGCTACGACCGCTCCAGGAATCGTAGACGCTGATTGCAATCCGATTTTAACTCGTTCTGAGGTTTACTCAGGGGTTAGGGGACGCTGTAGCATCTCCCTGTACTCTTATAACAGCTCAGGGAATCGTGGAATAGCCTGTGGTCTGAATAACCTGCAAAAAATCAGTGATGGTGAACCTTTAGGTGGGAAGGCCAGTGCCGAGAGTGATTTTGCTACTGATGACGATGATGACTTTTTGAAATAGGGGGAGACAAACTATGAGCTATTATGAATTTGCGAAGCAGGTTGATGTGTTTGTGTTATTTACGCTAATTTATCTTGTGGCAATTCTGCTACTAGCAGATGTAGCTGCAAAAATATTAACCTTTGTTTTTAAACAATACGAGGCTATAAAAGTAAAGATATTTGGTGAAGATGAATTTTAAGTAAGTACTGGGCGGTAGGAGTCTAAGCTCTTGCCGCCTTACTTTCTAGAAAGGGGAATTATGGATACTTTAAGTATAGATATAGAAACCTACAGCAGTGCTAATTTAAATAAGACTGGCGTATATAGGTATGCCGGTGAAGCTGATTTTGAGATATTACTTTTGAGTTATTCCGTAAATAGAGGGGCGGTTCAGGTCGTTGATTTAGCTAGAGGGGAAAGTATACCACTAGAAATAGAAGAAGCCATTAAATCACCTAAGGTTTTGAAGTGGGCCTTTAATGCTAATTTTGAAAGAATATGTCTGTCTAAATATTTTATGGAATGGTTAGAGCCAGAGGGCTGGCACTGCACTATGCTCTGGGCTGCTACCTTAGGACTTCCGTTATCTTTGGAGGGCGTAGGTAGTGTGTTAGGCTTGGAAAAACAAAAGCTAGTAGAGGGCAAAAGCCTGATTAAGTACTTTTGTGTGCCCTGTGCTCCTAGCAAGGTTAACGGAGGGCGCTTACGTAATTTGCCAATTCATACACCGGATAAGTGGGAGCTCTTTAAGGCCTACAATAAGCGAGATGTAGAAACGGAATTAGCTATTCAGAAAAAACTATCTAAATTTCCGGTGCCAGAGGAGCTTTGGGAAGAATACTATCTGGATCAGCAAATCAATGATAGAGGCATTGGTATCGATAAGGAGCTTGTTAAGGAAGCTATAGCTTTAGACACTAGAGTCAAGGCAGAATTAAAAAGTAAAATGCAGGAGATAACGCACTTAGATAATCCTAATTCTGTGCAGCAGCTTTTAGGCTGGCTGTCAGAAAAGGGCCTAGCAGCAGAGAGCTTAGGGAAAAAGGCTGTAGCAGAGCTATTAAAAACAGCACCAGCAGAACTTAGAGAAGTATTGGCACTGAGACTACAGCTGGCCAAATCTTCAGTAAAGAAATATACGGCTATGGAAAGTGCACTATGCGCAGATAGTAGAGCAAGAGGCATGTTTCAATTCTATGGTGCGAATAGAACAGGTCGCTTTTCTGGTAGGCTGATTCAACTACAAAATTTACCACAAAATCATATGGTTGATTTAGCTGAAGCAAGAAGCCTAGTAAGGGCTGGAGACTATGAGCTTTTAAAACTGTTTTATGGGGATATACCAGATACTCTCTCACAGCTTATCCGCACTGCTTTTGTGCCACAGGGAAACAGGAAGTTTATTGTAGCAGACTTTAGTGCCATTGAAGCTCGAATTCTTGCCTGGCTTGCTGGTGAAACCTGGCGCCTTAAAACCTTTGAAGAAGGAGGAGATATTTATTGTGCCTCTGCCTCTAAGATGTTCAAGGTGCCGGTAGTAAAGCACGGTATTAATGGCGAACTTAGGCAAAAGGGTAAAATTGCTGAACTAGCACTTGGCTATGGGGGTTCTGTTGGAGCTCTTACAGCTATGGGTGCCTTAGAAATGGGACTAGAAGAAAAAGAACTAAAGCCTTTGGTTACCTCGTGGCGTAGTGCTAATCCTAAGATAGTAAATCTATGGTGGGAGGTAGATAAGGCTGTCAAGGAATGCGTAATAACGCGTACTGCAAGAGGCTGTTATGGTCTTAAATTTACCTACCAGAGTGGCTTTCTCTTTATTACGTTGCCTTCAGGACGGAAGCTAGCTTATGTAAAACCTAGAATTGGTGAAAATAAATTTGGCGGAGAGGCGGTTACCTACGAAGGGATTGGTATGACTAAAAAGTGGGAAAGACTAGAAAGTTACGGGCCAAAATTTGTGGAAAATATTATTCAAGCCATAGCACGGGATTTATTGGTTTATGCGATGCTCACTTTAAAGCATTGTTCAATTGTGGCTCATGTTCATGATGAGGTAATTATCGAAGCTGATAGAAGGATGTCATTAGCAGCAGTATGTGCTCAAATGGGTAGAACTCCACCTTGGGCTGAGGGTTTAGTACTACGAGCTGACGGCTATGAATGTGACTTTTACAAAAAAGATTAAATTTTTTTCAAAAAGTTTCGTCAAATAGGGTGTCTCACCTCCATTGGTTAATAGGAGAGCAAATTACAGCTCTTACTAAAACTTATGGAGGTATTTTTATGCAGGAATTAATCAAAGTAAGCTATGAAAGTGGAAAGCCTATGGTGAAAGGCAGGGAGCTACACACAGCACTACGCGTTGAAACTCGTTACAATGACTGGTTTAAGCGTATGTGCGAATATGGCTTTGAAGATGGTACGGACTTTTACTCATTTTTGAGTAAAACTACAGAAGGAAGACCTGGTATTGAACATCAGCTCACGATTGCTATGGCTAAGGAGCTATGCATGCTACAACGTTCAGCAATGGGGAAGCAATTTAGGCAGTATTTCATTGCTGTAGAGGAAAAATGGAATTCCCCGGAAGCAGTAATGGCGAGAGCATTAGGATTTGCTAAAAAGCAATTGGAGCTTGTTAAAGCAGAAAATATGGCTTTTGCTAACCGTCTTGCTTTACAAAACCAGCAAATTTTAGAATTACAGCCTAAAGCAAGTTATTACGACATTGTTCTTCAATGCAAGGATTTAGTGCCTATTTCTGTTATTGCTAAGGATTACGGGTGGAGCGCCGGTCGCATGAATAAATATTTACACGAATGTGGCGTGCAGTTTAAGCAGGGTAAGATTTGGTTGTTGTATCAAGCTTATGCAGAGAAGGGCTTTACAAGTACAAAGACTTTTATTTCTCCTGACGCTCATGGAGATATGCATAATTATGTCCATACGTATTGGACGCAAGCTGGTAGGCTCTTTATTTACGACCTGCTTAAAGCTGATGCTATATTGCCAATCGTGGAAAGGGAGGCTTAAGTTATGCGTTTTACTTTATGCACATCAACTATTGAGGGTAGTACACAAAATTGTGTTTACCCTCACAAAAAGATAATTGCGGACGAAAATTCGCTGGCAGAGGCTGCAAAGTATGATCATGTAACTGCTGAATATAGAAACAGCTACCGAAGCTCAGATAACTTCATCCAGTCAGACTGTATTCCTATGGACTGTGATAATGATAATTCTGAGGATGAGAAAGCTTGGGTTACGCCTTTAGAAGTATCACTGGCGTTCCCGGACGTTAGTTTTGCTGTGGTCTATAGCAGAAACAATATGAAAGCTAAAGGGACAAAGGTAGCAAGACCAAAATTTCACGTTTATTTTCCTATTCAGCCCTGCACAAATGTTAAAGAATATACAGACATAAAAAAGCAGATAGCAGCTCATTTTAAACACTTTGATGAAAATGCCTTGGATAGTGCTCGTTTTCTTTTTGGTACAGATAAGCCCAAGGTTGAGCTATGGGAGGGCAGTAGGACAGTAACCGATTTTATCTATGAAGATGCTTTTTCAGCCTGGGAGAAAAGTTTAGAAGAAGTGCCAGAAGGCAAGCGCAATAGTACTATGAGCCATTTTGCTGGACGCATATTGAAACGCTTTGGTAATACGGAAAAGGCCTATGAACTTTTTCTTAAGAAAGCTGAAAAATGCACTCCACCTCTACCTGAAGAAGAACTTAAGACCATTTGGCATAGTGCTGTGAAATTTGGGGAGAAAGTGGAAAACCAAGAAGGCTATATACCACCTGAGAAATATAACTCTGAGTACAAGTTGAAACCGCTAGATTACTCAGATGTAGGACAAGCTACGATTATGGCTAAAGAATATGTAAATATGCTTAGGTATTCTCCTGCTACAGATTACCTTGTTTATAACGGTAGCTATTGGGAAGAGTCTAGACCAAAGTCTCAGGCTGTAGCTCAAGAGCTTACCTATCGTCAATTAGAAGAAGCAGAAGTAGAAATGAAAAAAGTTATGCAGGAGATGATGGGGAACGGTGCATGGGAAGTGCTGGTGGCAGTAGGCCCTAAAAAGGCACCACAATCAATGAATGAAAAACAACTTAATTCCTTTAAAAAGTATCAGGAAGCAGTGGTATATAGGAACTACGCTATTAAGCGCAGGGATAGTAAGTATATTACCTCAGCATTAAAAGAAGTAAGGCCAATGTTAGAAATTGAACAGCGTATTTTAGACACGGATGAGTATTTGCTTAACACTCCAACTTTTACCTTTGATTTACAGATAGGTATAAATGGTGCTAGAGAGCATAATCCTATGCATCTCATCACCAAGCAAACAGCAGTGGACCCTAGTGAAGAGGGAATGAGTCTTTGGCAGGATGCTTTAGATACTATTTTCGAGAAAGATACTAGTCTTATTCAATATGTTCAAGAAGTTACCGGCCTTGCTGCGATAGGTAAAGTGTATGAAGAATCACTCATTATTTCTTATGGTGAAGGTCGTAATGGCAAGTCTACCTTCTGGAATGTTATCTCTAGGGTATTAGGTTCCTATAGTGGGAATATTTCTGCAGATGTTTTGACTGTAGGTTGTAAGCGCAATGTGAAACCAGAGCTTGCAGAAGCTAAGGGGAAAAGACTTTTAATTGCAGCTGAGCTGGAAGAAGGAATGCGTCTTAATACTTCTAATGTTAAGCAATTATGCTCTACGGATGAAATTTATGCGGAGAAAAAGTATAAGGACCCATTTAGCTATGTGCCTACTCATACTTTAGTACTTTATACTAACCACTTGCCTAAGGTTGGGGCAATTGATGCTGGAACTTGGCGCAGGTTAGTCGTTATTCCTTTTGGTGCAAAAATTGAAGGTAGCGCCGATGTTAAGAATTTTGCGGATTACCTATTTGAAAATGCGGCAGGAGCTATTCTTAGTTGGATTATCGAGGGTGCTAGGCTCGTTGCTGAACACGATATGAAAATTGCCAAGCCTGAAAAGGTGCGAATAGCTATTGGTCAATACAGGGAAAGCAATAATTGGTTTGGACATTTTCTGGAAGACTGCTGTGAAATTGCTTCAGATAAAATGGAAAAATCTGGTGAGCTATATAACGAATACAGGAGTTTTTGTTTGCAAAATGGTGAATATGTACGAAGTTCTGCAGATTTCTATAAAGCACTGGAAAGTAATGGTTATGAAAAAATTAGGACTAACAAGGGTCGATTTATTAAGGGCTTATGCCTAAAGTCAGAGTTTGAATAATATAAGAGTGACACCCATGACAGTCATATATATAACTTTTTATATAGGGTTAAAAAATATCATATATAAATATATATAGAAATATATGCCATGGGTGACACAACTTAAAAATGAGGTTGATTTTATGCGTGAAAAGGTAATCGAGCAAAGGCTCGTTAAAGCAGTAAAAGGCTTGGGAGGAATTAGTCCCAAGTTTGTAAGTCCTGGCTTATCCGGTATGCCAGACAGAATAGTTTTATTGCCTGATGGGAAGGTTGGCTTTGTAGAAGTAAAGGCACCTGGTAAAAAACCAAGAGCCTTGCAGGTAGTAAGGCATGAGAAGTTAAGAGAGTTAGGCTTTAAGGTATTTGTCCTTGATGGGGAAGAACAGATTGGAGAGGTGCTACATGCAATTCAAACCACATAAATATCAAGAGTATGCAACTAACTTTGTTTTGGATAACCCGATCGCTGCAGTTTTCTTAAATTGTGGCATGGGAAAAACAATTATAGCTCTTACCGCAATACGTGAACTCATGTTAGAGCGGTTCGATGTCTCCAAAACACTTATAATAGGACCACTTAGGCCGATTAGAGATACTTGGCCATCGGAAATAAGAAAGTGGGATCACTTAGGCGATTTGCGAATGTCGGTAGTGGTAGGCACTGAGCACCAAAGAAAAGCTGCCTTAGCTACAGAGGCTGAGATTTATGTTATCAATAGGGAGAATGTGGAGTGGCTTGTTAAAAATTATCCTTGGGACTTTGACATGGTTGTTATCGATGAGCTGTCCAGCTTTAAATCCTATAGCGCTAAAAGGTTTAAAAGCCTTTTAAAAGTAAGACCGAAGATTAAACGCATCGTAGGCCTTACCGGTACACCTTCTAGTAATGGCCTGATGGATTTATGGGCAGAGTTTAGAATCCTAGATTTAGGTAAGAGACTAGGTAGGTTTATTACAGGCTTTAGGCATGACTTCTTTACACCGGACAAACGCAATCAGCAAATCGTCTTTTCCTACAAAGCACTACCGGGAGCAGAGGAGTGTATCTACAAGCTAATCTCGGACATTACCATCTCCATGAAGTCGGTAGATTTCTTAGATATGCCCAAGTGCCTTATGAACACTGTAGAGGTTAGCCTATCCGAAAAGGAACGTGAGCTATACGATAAGCTCAAAAAGGATATGGTGCTTGCTGTAGGTAGTGAAGAGATAGATGCTGTGAATGCTGCAGCTCTTAGTAATAAGCTACTCCAAATGGCTAATGGCGCTGTCTATGGTGAGGATAAGAAAGTAATCAGCATTCATGACAGAAAGCTTGATGCCTTGGAGGACTTAATCGAAGGAGCTAATGGCAAGCCTGTCCTTATAGCGTATTGGTTTAAGCATGACCTAGAGCGTATTAAAAACCGCTTTAAGGTACGTGAGATTAAAGAAAGCAAGGATATCGCAGATTGGAATAAAGGTGAAATACCTGTGGCAGTTATCCATCCAGCGTCAGCTGGTCATGGTTTAAATCTTCAAGCCGGTGGCTCTACTCTCATTTGGTTTGGCTTAACCTGGAGTTTGGAACTTTACCAACAAACCAATGCCAGACTCTGGAGACAGGGACAAAAAGATACCGTTATAATCCACCACATCGTCTCTAAAGGCACGATAGACGAGAACGTGATACTTTCCCTAGGCAGGAAGAACAAAACGCAGGACGAGCTTATAAACGCTGTTAAAGCAAATCTTAGGAGGTAGGAAGTATGGAAGATAAAGTGAACCACCCAAAGCACTATACAAATGGCAAAGTGGAGTGCATTGATGCCCTAGAAGCAGCTGTGACTGGCCTTGTTGGCATAGAAGCCGTATGTACAGCTAACGCCATTAAGTATCTGTGGCGGTGGAAATATAAGAACGGGATGGAAGATTTAGAGAAGGCCAAGTGGTATATAGATAGACTCCTAAAGGAGGTACATCATGCTAAGATCGTATGAAGAATTAGCCAATGCTGTTGTTTTACAAGCTGTTGAGGACTATCGCAAGGCTGGGAAGGATATTGTTAAGGGTAAGAAGTTAGCTACATCGAAAGCCGAGCAAAGAAGAATAACTCGTTTTATTAAATCTAAATGGTTTACCATGCTGACGGAAGTCAGACCGGAGCTTTTACTAAAGCAATTGCAAAAGGAGGAATATTAATATGACACCTAAGGAATATATGGAAGAGGCCTATCTAGTTGACCAAATCATTGATGCAAAGCTTGAGCAGGTACAGTCCTTGAAGGAGTTGTCCACTAAAGCTACAAGTACTATCAGCGACATGCCAAGGAGTGCTACGCCTAATTTAAAGCAAATGGAAACAGTGATTTGTAAGCTGGTTGACCTGCAGCGAGAGATTAACTGCGATATTGATAGGCTAGTGGATTTAAAACGAGAAAGGATGCAGGTAATTAAATACCTTGATAGACCGGAGCAGCGAGTTGTTCTAGAGCTAAGGTATTTAAACTTTAAGAAATGGTCGGTGATAGCAAGCATTACAGGTTTTAGTATTCGTCAATTGTATAGAATCCATGATGAAGCCCTAAATTCTCTAAAAAAAATAAAACATGTCACTCTTTTGTTGTAGATGTCACTATGCCCTTTGTGATATGATATACTCAGCAAAAGAATATAAAGTGGTACCAAGCCTTAGAGGGCACGAACCTCTAGGGCTTTTTATATGCCCAAATTCAGGAGGAAGTAGATATGGATTTAAAGACTAAACATAAATTAAAGCAAGAGAAAGCTCATGCCATGAAGCTGAGACGCAAGGCAAAGCTACTAGAAAGGTTGGTGCGTAATGCCCAAACGACCTAAGAGACCCTGCGGTTATCCAGGCTGCCCAGAGCTGACCGAGGGTAGCTATTGCGAGAAACACCAAAAGGAAGTGTATTCACACTACAACAAATATAGACGTGACCCTGAGAGCAAGAGACGCTACGGCAGAGCTTGGAAACGGATACGTGACAGATACATAGCTAAAGAACCTTTTTGTGAGCTGTGCAAAGCTAGTGGCAGGATGGTCTTAGCTGAAGAGGTGCATCACATTAAACCTATAAGTGCCGGCGGAGACAGTAGCGAAGAAAACCTCATGGCTCTTTGCAAGAGCTGCCACTCTAGAATTACAAGACAGTATCAGCGGAGCTTGTAGATAGCCTGTTTATCACGTTTGTGACGAGTGACACCACGCAACCCTAGGAAAAATGAGGGGTGGGGGAGTTGAAATCTCTAGAACGCAGTGCCAGAGCCAGCGACCGCCTCTATCACGCACAAAAACAGCGAAATCAAAAGGGTAATAGGAGGAAATCAAATGCCCACGAAGTCAAATAACACCGGTGGACGTGGCGGAGCAAGGCCAGGAGCCGGGAGAAAGAAAAAAGCGGTGGTTGAAAAAGCTACAAATGGTAACCCTGGAGGGCGCAAATTAGAGATATTAGACATACCAGAAATCAAAGGTGTGGAAATGCCTAAACCTAACGAGCTTTTATCCGCTGAGCAAAGAGATGGTAGCATTTTGCAAGCCGCTAGTATCTATGAGGAAACTTGGCAGTGGCTGAAGAGCGTAGGTTGTAGTGCGAAAGTATCTACGCAGCTTTTAGAGCGCTACGCAATGGCAAGTGCTAGATGGATTCAATGCGAGGAGATGACGAATAAGCTAGGCATGCTTTCCGTCCATCCGACCACGAAAGCACCCATTCCGTCTCCTTTTATAAATATCGGTATTAATTATATGAATCAAGCCATGAGGCTATGGAATGAAATATTTCAAATAGTAAAAGAAAATTGTAGCACTGACTATGACGCACCTACTCCTCAGATGGATTTGATGGAGCGTCTACTTAGGGCGAGAGAGAATAGGTGATGACATGGATAAAAGCACGCAATATTATTTAGCTGATGTCAAAGAGCTAATACCATATGCTAGAAACGCAAGAACTCACTCCGATGAGCAGATTGCTCAAATTGCAGCGTCTATAAGGGAGTTTGGTTTCTTGTCTCCTATCATTGTTTCAAAGGACAATACCATTCTTTGTGGTCATGGGAGGTTTTACGCAGCACAAAGATTAGGCCTAGAAAAAGTGCCTTGTATAAAAGAGGAATACTTAACGGAAACGCAGCGCAGAGCGTATATCCTAGCAGATAATAAATTGTCCCTAAATGCAGGATGGGATAATGAAATGCTTGCTGTGGAGTTAGAGGATTTACAGAACAGCTTTGATATAAATTTAATCGGCTTTGACGCTAAAGAACTGGCAGCACTCTTTGATGATGGCTTGGACGCTAAAGACGATGACTTTGATGTTGATGAGGAGTTGAAGAAACCGTGCTTTAGTAAAGCTGGTGACTTGTGGCATTTAGGAAAACATCGCTTAGTTTGTGGAGATAGCACAAAAGTTGCTACCTATGAACTGCTCATGGATGGCAAAGAGGCAAATCTAGTAGTGACGGACCCGCCTTATAATGTAAATTACGAGGGTAGTGCTGGTAAGATTAAAAATGACAATATGGAAAACAGTGCTTTCTATCAGTTCTTGCTCGATGCCTTTATTAATACAGAAAAGGTCATGGCTCAAGATGCTAGTATTTATGTTTTCCATGCAGATACAGAAGGACTTAATTTCCGCAGGGCGTTTGCCGATGCGGGTTTTTATTTATCCGGCACTTGTATTTGGAAGAAGCAAAGCTTGGTCTTAGGACGCTCTCCTTACCAATGGCAGCATGAGCCAGTGCTTTTTGGTTGGAAACGTAAGGGCAAGCATGAGTGGTACACAGGCAGAAAAGAATCTACTATTTGGGAGTTTGATAAGCCTAAGAAAAATGGTGATCATCCAACTATGAAGCCTGTCCCACTTTTGGCTTATCCCATTAAAAATTCTAGCATGAGCAATTGTATCGTCCTCGATCCCTTTGGTGGCAGTGGTTCAACACTTATTGCTTGTGAACAAACGAATAGAATCTGCTTTACCACAGAGCTGGACGAGAAATATTGCGATGTAATTGTGAAACGCTATATTGAGCAGGTCGGTTCTAGTAGTGAGGTTATGCTAGAGCGCGATGGTGTGCTTTTGCAATATGACGAAGTGCCGGGAGCTAGCTCCTAGACTAGCTGTGAAGTATACAGTATCTCTCGCCTAATTAGCTTGCTATTATGTGCCTTTAGAGCGAATATGTACATACCAAAACAAAGGGAGGCACAAAAAATGAAAATCAATTTTAACTTAAAAGGCGAAGAGAGAAAGGCTTTAGTAAAAGCAATCAGCGAATTAACAGGCGCAAAGGCCACTTACCAAGGTATGCCAAGCATGGCTTACACAGTAGATTATTTCACCATTACCAAAGAGGGCAACTTAGAATTTGGCGATAGGGCAGACGGTGAGGAGATTGAAAACTTGCTGGACGGTTTGGCAGAGAGAGGATTTAAGGTGCATGACGAAAAGCTAGAGGCTTTGGCAGCAAAGCTGAATGCACCGGAAGAAACTTCTGAAGAAGCTGAAAAGATAGACTACACCATCAGCATTCCCTTGGAGCATGTGGATTGCGGTAAGCTAACCAAAATCTTGGAGGTAAAGGGTGCCCTTATTAAAAAGGCTTTAGGTATTGACGAACTGCCCATCAAGATTGATGCAGAGAAGGTTTCCTTCCCTTGGTTTAGAATTGAACCGGAATACGAAACTTGCCAAGCGATGGCGGAGCTTGTGGTAGCCCTTTGCAAAATGAGTAAAGACCAAAAGCGCATTACAGCTCAAAAGAAAGAAGTAGATAATGAAAAGTACGCTTTTAGATGTTTCCTTTTAAGGCTCGGCTTTATTGGGAAAGAATACAAGGAAATCAGAAAAACTTTACTGAGCAACCTTTCCGGTAACGCAGCTTTTAAGGGAGGTGCGAAATGATGAACTTCCCATCTAGAGAAACAGTGGAGCATTTAAGAAAGCGTTATCCAGTAGGAGCTACAGTAGAGCTTTTGCGGATGGAAGATTTTCAAGCTCCTCCTATTGGTACAAGAGGCACGGTGACGGGCGTGGATGACGCAGGTTCAGTGATGGTTGCTTGGTGTAATGGATCTAGTTTAAGCGTGGCCTATGGTGAAGATCTATGTAGGGTGGTGCGAGATAATGAATAAAGCTAAAATACGTGCTCAGATATTAGCTATCCGCGATTCCGGTGAAACTAATATGTTTGCGGTAAATATGGTGCAGGTCATTGCGAATTCCAAAGGCTACTATGAATTGGTGCTTTTTATTGAGGAGCACAAGGCAGAATATGTGCATTTCATCCTCACAGGAGAACTGTAAAGTATACAATATCTCTTGCTTAATTCGCTTGCTATTATGTGCCTTTAGAGCGAATATGTGTATAACAAAAGCAAAGGAGGAAAGCACCATGTGGAGAGAAGGAGCAATGGTTTTAGGTAAGGGCAACATTTACCATTACGAGATTAAGGTTTATGAGGAGCCCAGTGAGTACGGTATTGCAGGCGGTAAGATTTCCAAGCTGTTGATAAAACAGGACGGCAAAGAAGTAGCCTCCTACGATAGAGGCTGGGACAAAGAGCCAACCTCGGAAGAAGCAGAAATTGCCTTAGCCATTTTATTGAAAGAGCACAATTAAGGAGGACGCACAATGAAGAACCTACAATTGTTAGATGACTTACATTCTGGAAGACTTGAAGGTAAAGATTTAGGAGATATAAACCACACAGCCTTTTGGGCGTACATTTACAGCCAAGAAGCAGATAATGAAACCTTGAACTTTAATGAAGTTATTTGGGACCATGATGTAGAAGATATCATCAAGTTTTGCCATGCATTTGCTATCAAGGAAATTACCATTAGCAGCAACTTCTCAGGACTTATTCCTACCTTAGCCTTATTTGAAAAACTAGGCTGCAAACTAGAAGGCTTGACCGAAGTCAACGATAGATTCAAAGATTATGCCACTGGCGAGTTTAAAAAAGTGCCAGCGCTTAAGATAAAGATTGCCTAACAACTAAAAAAAGGACACAGGGCCATACGGCTCTGTATCTCGTAGTCACCTTTTGGGGTGGCTATTTTTTATGCCAGAAAAGGGGGGAGGTGAGCACTTGCGGAAGCTGAAAAGATACAAACCTACAAAATTTAAAGCTAAGACATCAACCTATGATAAGGAAGCTGCGGATTATGCTGTGGGATTCGTAGAATGCCTTAGTCACACTAAAGGAACATGGGCTGGTAAGCCTTTTGAGCTTATTGACTGGCAAGAGCAGATTATTCGAGATGTATTTGGCATGCTAAAGCCTAATGGATATAGGCAATTTAACACAGCATATATTGAGATACCCAAAAAAATGGGGAAAAGTGAGCTGGCAGCTGCTGTAGCTTTACTCCTTTGTTGTGGTGATGGAGAAGAACGAGCAGAGGTTTACGGCTGCGCGGCTGATAGGCAACAAGCTACTATCGTCTTTGATGTAGCTGCTGATATGGTGCGTATGTGTCCGGCTCTAAATAAACGCGTCAAAATACTGGCATCTCAAAAAAGAATTATCTTTGCTCCGACCAATAGTTTTTACCAAGTGCTATCTGCTGAAGCATATTCTAAGCATGGCTTTAATATTCATGGTGTTGTTTTTGATGAATTGCACACCCAGCCTAATAGAAAGCTTTTTGATGTTATGACTAAAGGTTCTGGGGACGCAAGAATGCAACCTTTGTATTTCTTAATTACTACAGCTGGAACAGATACTAATTCTATTTGCTACGAAACGCATCAAAAAGCTAAGGATATTTTAGAAGGACGCAAGCATGATGAAACCTTTTACCCAGTAATTTATGGTGCTGAAGAAACCGATGATTGGACTGATCCCAAAGTGTGGAAGAAAGCTAATCCCTCCCTTGATATTACGGTAGGCATAGATAAGGTCAAAGCAGCATGTGAGTCTGCTCAGCAAAATCCTGCTGAAGAAAACTCCTTTAGACAGCTTCGCCTTAACCAATGGGTAAAACAGGCTATTCGTTGGATGCCTATGGATAAATGGGATGCTTGTGCTTTCCCGGTGAATGAGGAGAGTCTAAAGGGCAGAGCTTGCTATGGGGGACTTGATTTATCTTCGACTATGGATATAACGGCTTTCGTTTTAGTATTTCCACCAGAAGATGAAAATGATAAATACGTAGTATTACCTTATTTTTGGGTGCCAGAGGAAACGCTAGACCTTAGGGTTAGACGTGACCATGTGCCTTATGATACTTGGCAGAAGATAGGCAAGATAGAGACCACGGAAGGCAACGTAGTGCATTATGGCTATATTGAAAAGTTCATCGAGCAGCTTGGTGAAAAGTACAATATCCGTGAAATAGCCTTTGATAGATGGGGAGCTGTGCAGATGGTGCAAAACTTAGAGGGTATGGGTTTTACTGTTATTCCCTTCGGACAAGGTTTTAAGGATATGAGCCCACCTACCAAAGAGCTCATGAAGCTTACCTTGGAGCAGAAAATAGCACACGGTGGACATCCAGTTCTTCGGTGGATGATGGATAATATTTTCATTCGTTCAGACCCTGCAGGGAATGTTAAGGCAGATAAAGAAAAGTCCACGGAGAAGATAGATGGTGCCATTGCTACCATCATGGCACTGGATAGGTCACTAAGAAATGATGGTGCCATAAATTCTATCTATGACCAAAGAGGACTTTTGGTATTGTAGGAAAAACAGTCAAGGTATATAATTACAATATGATAAACTATGAAATTAAAATTTAATTATATTACATTTAAGGGGGAAGATATGATAAAAGCTGCTGTGATAACATTGTTGTGCGCAATGCTTTATTCGCCTGTGATTTATGCTGGGGGCATTGTTGTTGAACCAGATAATCTTACTGGAACCATCAATTATTGCACAATTGAGACTAGTGTGTGGAGAGAACTTAGTGATTACGGAATCATAAAAAATATAAATAATGAGGAGAAAAATACATATTTCTTAAGAGTGTATCTTAAAAAATTTTTAACTAAAGATGAGGCTGATATTTCTGTTGATGGAAAAGTGTTTAAAGCTAAAAAGGTGATAAATTCATGGCATCCAAGCTACCCTCCTAAAACCGTATATATAGTTCCAAGCTTTTTTGTCATTCCACAAGAATGTATAAGCTTGATTAAGAAAAATTCAAAGATTAGTTTTACTATTTATCCTTATGGAGATAAACCATTAAGTAGAACCATTTTAAGCCACATGAATGCCGAGCTTATGAATATTATAGATAATGGACATTTTAATAACTATCTTGATGACATTAATGAAAATAATGTAAAATATCAGGTAAAAAAATGAATTTATATTAGAATGTTGTAGTAAGAGAAGCTTTTACTAAGCACTTGTGCAAATACGCATGAGTGCTTTTCTTATGTCCAAAATTAGGAGGCGATTAAGATTATAGAGATTTTACACAGATTGTTTAGGACGAGGGCAGAACCTCAAAACAGTATCAATGGAGATAATTTGCGGTTCTTTTGGGGTGCTACCTCTAGTGGTAAGAGCGTCAACGAACGTAGCTCGCTCCAAATGACTGCGGTATATTCTTGCCTCAGAATATTATCTGAAGCCGTGGCAGGCTTGCCTTTACACGTCTATCGGTATAACAATGCCGGTGGTAAGGAAAAAGCTATCGACCATCCTTTGTATAGGCTGCTCCATGATGAGCCAAATACGGAGATGACCGCTTTTGCTTTTAGAGAAACCTTAATGAGCCATTTGCTCCTGTGGGGTAATGCCTATGCTCAGATTATTAGAAATGGCAGAGGAGAGGTCATTGGACTATATCCTCTCATGCCTAACAAAATGAAAGTAGATAGAGACAATAGGGGCAACATTTACTACACCTATTCTCGCACGCAAGACGATACCAAACTTAGTAAACCTGGGGAAGTAGTGCTTAGTCCTCACGAAGTTCTACATATTCCCGGTCTTGGCTTTGATGGTATCATCGGTTATTCGCCCATTGCTATGGCGAAAAACGCAGTAGGTATGGCTATTGCTTGCGAGGAATATGGTGCTAAGTTCTTTGCTAATGGCGCAGCTCCTGGTGGTGTTCTAGAACATCCGGGCATCGTGAAAGATCCGGAAAGGGTGCGTCAAAGTTGGAATAGCGTCTACCAGGGAAGTAGTAATTCCCATAAGGTAGCAGTGCTGGAAGAAGGGATGAAATATACACCTATTGGTATTTCGCCGGAGCAAGCACAGTTTTTGGAAACAAGAAAATTTCAGATTAACGAAATAGCTCGCATTTTCAGAGTTCCTCCCCATATGGTAGGTGACCTTGAGAAGTCGAGCTTTTCTAATATAGAGCAGCAAAGCATGGAGTTTGTAAAATACACCTTGGACCCGTGGGTAGTGCGCTGGGAGCAGACAATTAACCGTATGCTTTTTTCTAGCGAAGAAAAGAAAACCTACTTTGTGAAGTTTAATGTGGATGGCCTCTTACGGGGCGATTACCAAAGCCGCATGAATGGTTATGCTACGGCAAGGCAAAACGGGTGGATGAGTGCTAACGATATTCGAGAATTAGAGAATTTGGACAAAATACCGGTTGAGCTAGGTGGAGACTTATATCTCATTAATGGGAGTATGACGAAACTAGCAGATGCCGGTATCTTTGCGAGGAAGGAGGAAAACAACGATGAAGAAGTTTTGGAAGTGGGAGAGCAAAAAGACGGTCAACAAAGAAACCAACGAGGAAGTCGAGGAGCGCATGCTAATCATTAACGGTACTATTGCTGCAGAAAGCTGGCTGGATGATGACGTGACGCCTAAGATTTTTAAGGAAGAGTTGTTAGCTGGCACAGGCGATGTGACAGTTTGGATTAATAGTCCGGGCGGTGACTGCATTGCAGCTGCGCAAATCTACACTATGCTTTCGCAGTACAAAGGCAATGTCACTGTGAAAATTGATGGACTAGCAGCAAGTGCAGCCTCCGTCATTGCAATGGCAGGACGTAAAGTCTTAATGAGTCCTGTATCCATGCTTATGGTGCATAACCCGGCCACTTGGGCAGCAGGAGATAAGACTGAATTTCAAAAGGTCATTGAAATGCTTAATGAAGTCAAGGAGAGCATTATTAATGCCTACGAGCGTAAGAGTAACCTTGGCAGAACGCAGCTGGCCCATCTCATGGATGAAGAAAGCTGGATGAATGCTAATAAGGCTGTAGAGCTGGGCTTTGCAGATGGTATTTTGGAGCGCAAGGGCGTTGAAAATAATATCGAAATGCCTGTGGTAGCTGAGATTTATTCTAAGGCTTATGTAACCAATTGCCTAAAAAAGAAAATTGTTAAGCTATGCAATATACCGCTCGTACCTAAACCGGAAGAATCAATAGGTACTTCGGTGGATAGGTATTTGGAAGAACTAAATCGTATTAAAAATCATATATAACCTAGGAGGGTTTTGACATGAATGTAAATGAATTGCGTGAAAAGAGAACTAAATTATGGGAAGGCGCTAAGGCGTACTTAGAAACTCATCGTAACGAAAAAGGTACCTTAAACGCTGAGGATGATGCAGCTTATAACCGTATGATGGAAGATATGGACGCTTTGGGTAAAGAAATCAAACGTATGGAAAAGCAGGAAGCCTTGGACAAAGAGCTGAACCTTGCTATTTCCACTCCTTTAACTGCTAAACCTCAAACTGGTGCTATGGCAGAAAAGAAAGGCAGAGCAAGTGATGGCTATAGAGACGCCATGCTGGTAGCACTTCGTAGTCAATTTAAGCAGGTGCGTGACGTCTTGCAAGAAGGTGTGGATACAGATGGTGGCTATTTAGTACCGGAAGAATATGACTCTCGCTTAATTGATATTTTAAACGAAGAGAACATTATGCGTAACCTTGGCCATAAAATCACTACTTCTGGTGATCACAAGATTAACATCGCAGCTACCAAACCTGCTGCAGCGTGGATTGATGAAGGCGAAGCACTTACCTTTGGTGAGGCTACCTTTAGCCAAACCTTGCTAGACGCTCATAAGCTACATGTAGCTATTAAGGTGACGGAAGAATTGCTCTATGATAATGCTTTCAACTTAGAAAGTTACATCATCACTGAGTTTGGTAAGGCTTTAGCTAATGCTGAAGAAGATGCTTTCTTAAATGGTGATGGTACTGGTAAGCCTTTAGGTTTATTCGCAGAAACCGGTGGCGGCACTTTAGCTGATACTTTAACTACTGGAATTAAATCTGACGATATGATTAGTCTTATCTATGCGTTAAAGAGACCATATCGTAAGGACGCCTCCTTCATCATGAATGACCAAACCTTGATTGCTTTACGCAAATTAAAGGACACCAATGGTGCTTATATCTGGCAGCCTTCTTACCAAGCAGGAGAACCTGATAGAATATTAGGCTATGCTATTCACACCTCTGCTTATGCACCTAAAGATGCTATTGCCTTTGGTGACTACAGCTACTACAACATCGGTGATCGAGGCACTCGTTCTATGAGTGTACTTCGTGAGCTTTTTGCTGGTAACGGTATGATTGGCTATGTAGCTAAAGAACGTGTGGATGGCAAATTAATCCTTCCTGAAGCAGTGCAAATCTTAAAGCTAGGCGCATAGGAGGCAAGACATGGCAGAGCTATTAGTTACAGTAGCGGAAGCCAAGGAATATTTGAGAGTGGATGGAGATGGGGAGGATAAACTCATCTCCTCCCTTATTCTTATGGCTCAAAAATATGTAAGTGATGTTTTGAAATGGGATGTATCTGAAGACAAGCTGGAGCCACCAATTAAGCAGGCTATCTTAATAGTCACCGAACACTTTTATGAGGAGCGTAGCGGTGCAGATGTGCCTAAGGTGGTAATGACACTACTCAGACCTTACAGAAATGTGGGGTGGTAGCATGAATCCTGGACAGCTTAACAGTAGGATTACCTTAAAGCATTTAGTGAAGGTAGAAGATGAAGCTGGTGGCTATGAGGAACACTATGAACCCTATGCTACAGTCTGGGCAAAAGTGGTCAATAAGACAGCCTCTAAAAGTTTAGAAGCTGAAGAAGTTATCTCCATTGCAGACTACGAAATTACCATTAGATTTAGAAGGGATGTGCTTTTTACGGATAGAGCCTATTCAATTGACAAAGAATTTATTCAGCTCGCACCTAGTGTGGATGTTCTCGAAAAGCACAGATATCTAAAACTTTTAGTAAGACAAGTAGTGCCGGAGGTAAACCATGAGTAGCTCTATAAAAGTAGATGGCTTAGAAACGACACTTTCCATGCTAGATAGGATGAAAGTGGAAAGCTCAGATGTGGTGCAAAGGGAAACTAGAGCTGGTGCTAATGAAATTAGAAAGCGTGCTAGGCAACTAGCTCCTAAGCGTACTGGCAAACTACGTAAAAGCATTAAGGCCAAACGGTGTAAGACAAAAGATGGCTATCTAGTTAAACCTTATTATTATGTAGCTCGCTTTCAAGAGTATGGCACCAAGCGTGGCACTCCTGCAGTAGGCTTTATGAAACAAACTAGAGAAGAACTCCTGCCTAAAATACAGGAACGCATTATGGCTGCTATTGCTAAGGTGGTGAGTAAATGAACTTACAGCTTATTAATAAGTCTATCTACGATAGGTTAAAAACCATCAATGGTATTACCGTAGCAGATAACGTTATGGTTAATGCTAAGCGTCCTTATATAGTACTCGCAGAAACAAGCGTTACTCCCTGGAACTCCAAAACCACCAAAGGTTATGAGGTTACTACGGGAGTACTTGTTTATTCGGATTACAAGGGCGATAAAGAAATAAATGAAATTGTGGCCAAGGTACATGAAGTGCTTACTAATAAAATTTCATTGCCTTTAGGCTACAAAGTCATTACGCAAAGCCTAGAAACAGTTAGTGTGGAACGGTTAGAAGAATATCGAGAAGCACAGTTAGATTTAAATTTAAAAATTTTTAAGGAGGAATAAACATGAGTGGAACACCAGTAGATGGCGTAGATTTTTTAATTAGTGTGAATACAGGTACGAGTGATTTACCCGCGTATAAGATATTGGGCGGTCAGCGCAGCGCTACCTTTAAGCGTCAGGCAGATGAAATAGATGCCAGCTCTAAAACCAGTGAAGGTTGGAAGGATACTATTCCAGGACTTCGCAGTTGGGGTATTGATGCAGATGCTTTAGTACTTGAAGGTGACGAGGCTTACGCTAAACTTGACGAATGCTATATGAACAGAACTCCTGTAGATATTAAGTACACGCGCAAGGATGGCTCCTTTTGGACTGGTAAGGCAACTATTACTGACCTTTCTGAATCTAGTCCTCATAACGATGTAGCGACCTATACCTTGACCTTGTCCGGTATTGGTAAGCCAGTACGAACAGAAGCAGAAATTGCAGGAGAGGAGGATAACGCCTAATGATTTATATTAAGCTTGGCGGTAAAGAAAGACCACTCCGCTATGACATTAATTCCGTTACTCGCATTGAAGAATTATTTGGTGGTAAGAGCTTAATTACCATGCTTTCTAATCCTGCCTATTTTGGCTTTAGTCTTATCCGTGCACTTCTGTGGGGTGGGTTAAGACATAGAGAAAAGGGCCTTACTTTAGACAGAACTGGTATCTTAATGCAGGAATATTTAGATGCTAATGGTTCCTTAGGTGATATTAGCGATAAGGTTATGGCTGCTCTTATGGAAGCAGGTATTTTTAAAGCAAATGCTGAGGAAGAAACGAGCGAAGAGGAAGAGGGTTTAAACTAGCTCAGTCTTGCAGTGAATACGCAAGCCTTATGGAAGGATATGCTCTTGTGGAATTAGGTCTTAAACCTTTGGAATTTAGAAGACTTACCCTTAGTGAATTTATGCAGATGCTAAAGCTACAAAGGGAGCAGAAGAAACAAGAGTATATCCGCAGGGCTGAGCTAGTAACTATTGTGATTAACGCCTGTGGTATGAATCTCAAAAAGGGCGTAGAAGTAAAAGATTTATTAGGTTTCGATCCATACAAAAAGGCAACGGAGCCTATTACGAAAGAAACCGCAGCAGAAGATTTGGCGCTACTTAAACAAAAGCTAGGGGGTGAGAGCAGTGGACGCTAAGACTATGACTATTTTTATTCGGGCAAATATAGATAACCTAAGTAAGAACTTGGCAAATGTGGAAAAGAATATGGACAAGGTGTTTGGCAAAAATACCATGAAGCTATCTAAGAACTTCGCTTTAGGCCTTGGGGCAGCAGCTGCTGCTCTGGGTGCGTTTGGTGCTGCCTGTATTAATGCTGCGGATAAAGAGCAAGAAACTATTCGTATGTACACTAGCCTTATTGGTAGTGCGAAAGAAGCAAAGGCTCTCATGGCCGATTTATCTAATTGGGGTACTAATGTGCCTTTTAATATGGATGAAATGGAAAACACGGCTAAGAAGCTTTTAGCTACAGGCGTAGCAGCGCAGGACCTAATTCCTATCCTAGATAACTTGGGTAACGCAGCTGCTATGACAGGTAGTGGACAAGCAGGGATAGACGCTATGACGGATGCCATTAGTCGTATGAGTATGACTGGCACTGCTTCTTCTAAAGATATGAAGATGCTCATCAATAACCAGGTAGATGCTTATGGGTATTTAGCTAAGTATCTTAACACCGATGTGGCTACAGCTATGGACATGGTGAAGAATAAGAGTGTAGATAGCGGTACGGTAATAAATGCCTTAATGAAGGGGATGGAGACGGACTTCAAAGGCGGCATGGATAATATCGAAAAGTCTCTCTCAGGTATGCTAGGAACCATTCAATATAACCTTGGTGAAGCAATGGAAGATATCGGCGGTGCTTTAATGGATAGCTTTGGTATTACGGATATCATGGCCAAAGCTACAGAGGCAGTCAGAAAATTCACCGTAGCTATTAAAACCTATGGGGTTAGAGAAACCTTAGAGAATTTCGTACCTCCTTGGCTTGAAGGGACAATCTTAGCTATTGCAGCTGCTATGCTAGGAGCTACAGTTCCGGCCATCCTCGCAATGGCGGCTTCTTTAGGTTCAGCAGTTGTAGCAGCTTTGCCTTTTATTGCTGGAGCAGCTGCCATAGCTGCTGTAGCCTTTGTGGTATATAAGGCTTGGGAGCCTTTAGGAGACTTATTTAGTAATGTTTGGAGCTATATTGTTACCTCTTGTACGAAAGCTTGCAACAGCGTATTAAATACCTTATATGGCTTTGTACAAAAGGCTATAAACTATTTAAGACCGGTCTTTGACCTTTTTGGGATGGACGCTGCTGCAGATAGATGGTCTGCTGCCGTAAGTAAGAAGCTGCAAGTAACCTCGGGAAACATCGTAACAGCTAACGAAAAGCAAAAAGCAGCTAGTAACGGTATGGATATGTCCGTAGATGATATTATGACCAAGCTCAAGGGTAGCGGTAAAACTATCTTCGATGTGCCGGATTTAATCGCAGATACTAAATGGAAGGGCTGGCATGGTAAAGCACCGGAAGTAACTACGGGTGCTGGTGGGACAGATAAGAAGATAAGCTCCATAGAGAAGAATACGGCAGCTATTGCCAAAAGCACTACTAGCGGTAAGATAGCGGTAGACAAAATGCGTGCTCTCCAAGGTAAGATTGCTTTTTATGCAGCGGACGGTACTAATTGTATGCGCACTATTGGTATGGCCTTGGAAGGTACTCCCTTTGAAGGGGTTATCAATGTAGATACTGCCTACGAGATTGCGAAAAAAGAAGGCCTTGATAGAGGGACAGATTATACACCTAAAGCTGGGGATACTATTCTAGTGGGTGGCTATGATAAATATGGCAATTGGGACCCACGTATGCACGCTGCTATGGTCACAGAAAATAATGGCGTTATCCAAAATGGGAAAAGCCATAACGGGGTATATGAATCTGGCCTTACTCCTCAGCAGATGTTTGGGGACGATATTACTGGCTATATTGCGACAAGTCAGCTTTTCGGAGATAGCTATGATGCCGTAGGGAAAAAGAGTGCTAAGAGCTTAGTACAACAAGCTGCAGAATGGGCAGAAAAGTTAAATGCCATCAAGGATAAGGCTAAAGAAATAGCTACAGAAGTAAATAATCGGCTAGAGCTTGTAGGCCTTAAAGGCGTAAGGCGAGATTTGATAGAAGTAAACCAAGAAGCTAAAAAGAACATAAGCGACATGGAAAACCGCTATAGGGATATGTCCTTAGAGTTTCAAAAGGCAGATGCTCTAGAACAAGAGGCTATGAAGCAAGCCTGGAAGGATGCCGGTATTGCTTTTGAAGAACTTGAGAATAAGAAAGTAGCCTTTGCTGCGCAGACTGCCAAGGAGCGTCAGCTCATAGAAGCTGAAACACAGCAGAAGATTAAAGACTTAAATTATGAGCGTCAAAAGTTTATAGATGATTTGGATGAAGCTAAAAAAGATGGGGACTTCACTCGTGCCTATGACCTTTTAAATACAGAAGAAGCTTTAAATGACCTACGTCTAGAAAATGCTAAGAACTTTGTGGATGGCTATATAAGTGTATGGAAAACTGCTCATACTGGCTATATAGATGCCCTAAAGAATTCTATTGGTGAAGTAAATAGTTCCTTTGAGAGCTTTTTCCAAAGTGTATTGTCCGGTAAGAAGAACCTGGGCGATGCCTTTGTAGATTTACTTTCTAGCTTTGTCAGTATGGTGCAGGAGATGGTAGCTCGTTGGGCAGCAGCAGAGCTTACGGAGAAAATCTTCGGTGGCTTTAGGAAAAAGGATAATACTTCTAGTGGTGGCGGTGGTAGCTTTTTAGGCAATCTAGGCGGCGCTATTGTAAGCTCCCTCTTTAGCATTCCAGGTAAAGCCAGCGGTGGTGTTGCAAGTGGTTTAACCTTGGTGGGTGAATATGGGCCTGAGTTAGTCCGCTTTAATAGTCCGTCTAGGGTATTTAATAATAGAGATACCAGAGCACTTTTAGGTGGCGGCGGAAACGTTAATATGTATGTGAATACTCCGGACGCAGAAAGCTTTAAACAGTCTAGAGCACAAATAACCTCTGGCCTTGCTGCCATGGTAGCTAGGGGAAGGAGAAACAGTTAATGAGTTCATTATTTCATGAAGTAAGATTTCCATTAACAGTAGGGGCTGGGTCCACTTTTGGACCTAGCTATTCTACGGATATTGTTACTATGCCTAATGGGGCAGAGCAAAGAAACGTGAATTGGAGCTACCCAAGATGTTCAGGTAGCGTATCTATGCCTGTCAGAGAAGAGGAAGATTTTTATAAGCTTTTGACCTTTTTTCACAATCGCTGCGGTCGTGCCTATGGTTTTCGCTTTTATGATTACTTTGATCATGTTGGGAACAGGGAATATTTAGGCAGGGGTGATGGTGGCATTAAAACCTTCCAACTGCGTAAATATTACATTGATGAAGAGCTGTGGATTGCTAAAGAACGGAAGATAGTAAAGCCTATAGAAGGTAGTTTGCATATCTACTTCATACCTATTGACGAGAAGGAGGACTTCTCTTGGCAGAAGGCTGTGGAGATAAAGCAAAATAAAGAAGGCGATGAACAGCTCTTTAATTGGAGCTGTGATTATAGCGCAGGTCTTATTACCTTTAATGTAGCTCCTGCTGTCAATACGCTAGTCGTAGCATCATTTAACTTTGATGTTCCGGTACGTTTTGACACCGACTCCATGACGGCTAATTGGGAATTAGTCCAAGCAGCAGGCTGGACAGACGTGCCCTTGATAGAATTGAAGTTATGAGTATTGTAAAACAGCTAAACGAAAATACATTGCTGTAAATCATCTAAAAGCTTATAATAAAAAAAGAGAGCTTTATGGGGGTGATTGTATGAATACACTTAGTTTTAGACTAGATAGATTTGAATTTGGTGCTGATTCAAAACCATCCTTTGTTACGAGGATATTTATTGATGGTAAAGATTTTCTTGATATGATTGTTGATTACGAAAAGGAGTTTCTAGCAATTGGTAATGAAAAGGGTGCAGAATGTGGTTTTGTACCTATTTATATTAGTGAGCTATATAACAATTTAACAAAGCATTGTTATAATCCCGTATTTGACTGGGAGGCTAATGTTTTTGGCTGCGTTTGTGGTGTCACAGAATGTGAACCATTTACTATACGTGTTGATGAGGGGAGACGTGTTGTAGTTTGGTACGACTTTAGCAGGGCGTTTCGAGGAGATTGGACATATAGAAATTTAGGACCATATGTTTTTGAAAAAGAACAATATGATGATGCTATAGCGAGGTTAAAAGTATGGATGGATAATGATGACCTTGCTATGGAAGAATACTGTTTCCAAATGGTTATTGATATTGCTGATAAAATCGTTAACTTTCTAAAAAAATTGCCGCGCGATCCCAAAGTAAGCTTACCTGGTTCTTTTTGGACATCGATGGTTTATTTCTTTCAAGATGAAGATGAAGTTTATTGGGATAGGTATGATGATATTCTAGACGGTCAATTTTATAATATCTATTTTCCTTCAGAGGATATTGATAAAGATATGCTGGAACGGTATTTTGATGCACTGGACTCAGATGAATTTAAGCCCATTGATAAAGTGAAAAATGCCGTAAAAAGACGAATTTATAACATGGCTGAAAATGAAGAATTACCAATTGAAGAGGATGAACTAGAAGATGAAAACGAAAATGATGAGGACAGTAATGAGTATGCCCACTGGGACGAAGATGACGAGGACCGTAATGATGATTTGGAGGACCAGATAAAACCTGAATTGGTAAAAGAAGAATGTTTAAGAAGACTCAAATTAATAGTTCTGGATGAAACATGTATTAGCGAATTTGATAAATATGATACAGTTATGATAAGTGAGCCGCCTAAAGGTGCTTTATATGGACTAGAAACAGAGGATAAGGAAAACATCGCAAAACTAGAGGGCATTAATCATTGCAAGGTATATTTGATTGTGAGATCATTTACTAACTTAGGAACGATGGATTCTTTCTTGTTTGTAAATAACAGACAATCTGAATGGGAGCATCTAAAAGAACAATTAAAAGAAGGTTATGCACAGGCTTATGTCATAAATCATGATATATATGGTGTGGACTACGGGACTATTGGTTTACAAATGGCAAGTGGAGGTGCTCCAATAAGAAAGTTTTAGCTTTTTTTTAGCATTATCACATTAAATTGTGGTAGTGCTTTTTTATTGCCAGAAAAAGGAGGAGCTATGAGTGTATTAAGTATTTATGGTGGTGATGTTACGGCAGGAGATGCAGATGGTGACCTAATTACCAATGAGCGTAAGCTGGCCTTAAAAGGCTTGCGTGGTAATCCCGTCACCAAAATCTATGCCCTAAGGACTTTAGGTACTTCTACTCCTGCCTTAGTTGTGAAAATGGACATTATAGGACCACAGAAGGAATGGTTCACTATTTCTTTGGATGGCGCGAAATGGAGCAATCATCTAGACGTGGCCTATATTAAAGGCGAGAACGTTTTATTCTTTATTAAATGCAACGTACCAGAAGACGCTGATTATGGTAATAACCTAGCTAACTTTTTGGTACTGGACTATTTTGGAGGTGTGTAATTTGGGACTGCATTTTATTATAAATGGCAAAGAGGGCGCACAAGATGGAGAGGAGCTTAGTCAAGGTGACTTTACTAATCCTCTCCTTTTTGATGGCTTTTATCCTGCGGCCGGCGTAACGCTATATAAAGGGAAAACTATATTTTTGCGAGCGGATGAAGGCGAAGAGTACTATTTAGTGCAGGTGGAAATCAGAGGTGCTAATGCGCGTAAGTTTTACGTGGCTAATGGGGTAGGTTCAAACTATGGTATGGACTATTATGGCAGCTCTACCAATGATTCTCTTAACTACGGTGGAATTTATTACAATCGTGGTGGATTGCTCTTAGGCAAGGTAGGAGATACCAATACGCCTATTAAAATATTAGCTTTGGTCAATGGTAATGAGGATGATAGTCCTGACCTTACCACAAAAATTTATGCAAGGAGCTGTTACAATGGCGCATCTTAAAGTTTATTTAAAAGGAACTCCTGGAGCTGCAGATGGTGAGGAGTGGACGGATGATACCACCATTAAGGGCATTATGACTAATACTCAAGCCAGTAGTAAAGGTCATGGTTGTGCTTTTTTGCCGATTTGTTTACGCTGCGAAGAAGGCTTTAAAGCTAGTAATGTAAAGCTAGTAGGCGTGAATAAGACCTACTATGTAATGTTCTATAGCGGTTATAACGATTCTGATCAATATTTTAGAACCTTAGAGCGGTTTAAAAAAGTGATGGCTAGCTGTAGTAAGAATGTTAATTCTCTCTATTCTTCTGCTACAGGAATTGATGTAGGCACGACCAATGTGCTGATCGTACTTGCCGTTATGGGAAATATTGACGATAGTACTTCTTTAACAGATTTAATCTCTATATCGTATATTGAGGATGCGGTAGCATGAATGAAGTAATTGTTTTAAAAGCTAAAAGACAAATAAATGCAGCAGGCGCTAATGAGATAACTGGTGATGTGAAGCGTGTCTATAGCTCCGTTCCCCTTACGCTAAAAGCCAAAAGAGCTATAAACATTCCAAGTGATGGTGAATTAATTGGTGATGTAGAGCGCATCTATGAGCCGGGAGGATTTACGCTAAAAGCTAAGCGTGCTATTAATACTCCTGCAGATAATGAAATTAAAGCTGATGTTAAACGTATCTGGACAACGGGCGGTATTCGCATTAAAGGCAAAAGGCTCATTAATGTTCCTGCCGATAACGAAATACAGGGCGATTTTATTCGTATTGCTTTTGTGACTCTAGACCATATGTCAGAACGGCATAATATTCTTTTGACTGTAGAGCAGCCTTATGGCATACCTTGGATGCAAAGTGAGATTGTCCACAGTGCATGGTGCTGGAAACTTACACGCACGGATGGTGTGGTATTGGGCTTTACTTCTCATGATCAGGATATTGTCTATAACGGAGTAACCTATAAAGCAGCTACTGGTTTTGCCCCATCGGCTGTTTCTACTTCTGGTGATATGGCCGTAGATAACCTTGATGCAGAAGGTATGCTCCGAGGTGACTCTATTACTGCAGAGGATTTACGCAAGGGACTTTATACCAATGCTGCTATTGAGGTATTTCTCATCAATTACCAAAATATTAAAGACGAAGTATTCCTCATGCGTAAAGGGACTTTAGGAGAAGTGACCTATGGCAAGAACGGCTTTAAGGCGGAAATACGTGGCCTTATGGAGGCCTACCAACAGCAAACTGGCAAGGTGTATCAAAAGAGCTGCCGGACGAATTTAGGTAGTCGCGAATGTGGCATGTATCTACCAAATCTTACTTTTAGTGGCTATGTTAAAGGCATCCAAGAAGATGGTAGTTTTGTGATAGATGTAAAGCAGGCTGAGGACTATTTCTCCTACGGGATTATTACTTTTACTTCTGGGAAGAACGCTGGTAGCCAAATGGAGATAAAGAAGTACCATGCCAATGGTAGGACGGAGCTATTTTTGCCTTTAGGTGAATCAGTAGGTCTAGGTGATACTTTTACTATTGTGGCCGGCTGTGATGGGAATGCTACTACTTGTAGAAATAGGTTTCATAATTTAGTGAATTTCAGAGGAGAGCCTTATATCATCGGCAATTCTTATTCAGCTAGTTATCCGGTAAGTTCATCGAATAATATAGTCAGTGAAGGTGAAGATGTGAGAGTGGGTGCATATAAATGGGAATAACGCGAAATGAAATAGTAGTAGAAGCACAAGGGTGGATAGGCACTAAATGGCAACATCAACAGGCCAAGAAAGGAGTAGCCTGTGATTGCGCAGGTCTTGCTCGTGGCGTTTACGCAGAGGTATCCGGTACGCATGTGGAAGTCATGGACTATCCGCAAAGCTGGCATTTGTTTAAGAAGGAAGAGAGACTTTATGAAACCTGCCAAGAACTTATGGATGAAATAGCTCTTACTGACATTAAACCTGGAGATGTTTTGCTTTTTGCTTTTAGGCCAAGGTTTGTCAGTCACCATCTTGGCATCTACATTGGTCGCAATTTATTTATTCATAGCGATATGGATGCAGGAAAGGTAATAGTAAGCCGTTTGGACAGTTTTTGGAAAACCAGACTACGCAGTGCTTTTAAGTTCAGGGAGGTGGTGGACTAATGGCAACTATTGCAGCGAGCCTAGTCTTAGCTGCTAATTCTATGAGCTTTTTCAGCTCTTTTTTAGTCATGGCGGCGGCTAGTATGGTAGATAGCTATATTATCTCTGCCTTAACGCCTGGTTCAGAAGTCAGCCAAGGTCAGGTAAATGATCTCTCCGTTCAAACTTGCACAGTAGGTACTGGTATGGCCAGAGGCTATGGCAAGGTAAGACTTACCGGAAATATTATCTGGGGAACGAAATTTACTGAGCATATTAAAAAAACAACTTCTTCTTCCGGAGGTAAAGGCGGTGGCGGAGCTAAAACTACTACAACTACTTATACCTATTCTGCTTCCTTTGCTATTGCATTGGCCAATGGCCCTATTGTAGGCATTGGTGATGTATGGGCGGATGGCAATGATATATCTTTAAAGGACTTAGATTATAGACTTTATACGGGAACAGACACGCAAATGCCTGATGACTTTATGGAGGCTATAGAAGGGGCAGGAAACGTGCCAGCCTATAGAGGTATGGCTTACATCGTCTTTCGCAATGTTATCTTGACAGATTTTGGTAATAGAATACCTACTTTTAGCTTTGTAGTAGAGTTTCCTAAAAACGATTTAAAAGAAATAGTGGAAGACATTAGTGAAGAAGCAGGACTTATTATTCAGCAGGAAGTAGATGCTACTAGCTTAGAAGGATTAAAAGTGGATGGGTTTCTCCGTAGTGGTACTAAAACATTTCGAGAACAAATGGAAGAGCTAAGGGTGGTACACATCTTTGAAGGTGTGGAGCGCTTTGGCAAGATAGTATTTGCGCCTCGTGACTTTTCTAGGGTAATAGCAGTAAGTTCAGGAGAAATAGGTGCCTATGAAAATAAGGCTAGTGACGAGCCTATTGCTACGGCTACTAAGTATGATATGGAGCTGCCAAGGCGTCTTACCATCAAATATCTGTCCAAGGATAATGATTACCAGACTGGTAGTCAAACTGGCTACAGACAATTAACTGGAGCTATTACGGAGCAAAGCGTATCTACTTCGGTAGTTTTAACAGATAGTGCAGCTAAGGCAGTAGCAGAGATGAGGTTGTACGAATTATGGATGGCAAGGACTAGTCACGACTTTAAACTGCCTATGAAGTACGGCTACATATTGCCGGGAGATATTTTGCAATTATACATGCCCAATGCTACAGGTACGCAGCTCGTGGTAGTAAACAAAGCGAACTTTGGTAGACCGGGCATAAATGTAATATCTGCTACCAATGTGAATGCTAGTAACTATAAGCTGGTAACACGTCCGGTGGATGAAGTGCCCGACATCATAGAAAGTATTCCTAGTGAAGTCTTTGCTTTTATTCTAGATTTCCCCAAGGTACCTATGGATACAGCCAGTGGTGACGATTACATTTATCTAGCCATTGGTGCTAAACAATTTTATGGTGCTAATGTTTATCGCTCTTATGATTCAGGCATAAGCTACGAGCATCAGCTTACTTTTACTGGAGCAGCTACCTTTGGTAAAGCGCTTACTGTTCTAGAAGGTGCTAATCATCAGTATTGGGATAATGGGCATAGCGTAGATATTGAACTAGCTGCAGGAGCGTTAGAAAGCCATAGCAAAGAAGAACTTTTGAACTTTGCCAATGCTGCAGTCTTGGGGGATGAGGTTATCCAATTCACGAATGCAGAGCTTATAGCAGAAAATACCTATAGACTGAGTGGTCTACTTAGAGGACGCAATGGAACTGAGCATAGGGTAAATAGTCACGCCATAGGAGAAAGGTTTATTCTGCTAAGTGTTAGTGGTGTCATGCAATTACCTATTTCTACAGAAGATTGGTATTCCGAGGTGAATTTGAAGATTGGGCCTAGGGTACATAACATTATCAATGATAGCTATAAGAACTATAAGTTCACACCGCAAGGTGAGATTTATAGGCCTTGGAGCGTGTGTAGCGTAAAAGCAAAGCAGGATGGAGAGAAATATCTAATATCTTGGAAACGCAGAACTCGTAAGAATGGTGCCTGGAAGGATTACGCAGATGTACCTTTAAGTGAAAATACAGAGGCATACGAAGTGGAGATTTTAGATAAAGCCGGCAAGGTGTTAGAAACTAGAAGTACCAGTGTACCAAGCCTAGAATATGAAGGCACAGGATACATGGCTAGAATTTATCAAATTAGTGAAGTCAGAGGCAGGGGACTAGGACAGGAGGTGATTTTATGATGACCAAAAGAATAGGACTGGAATACCTAGAGGTAAACCAATCCCAAAAGGAAGTAACGGTAAATGAAGCTTTTAATAGGCTAGACCTTTTCGTAGGTCTTACCGTAGATAATATTTTGAGCAGTCCTCCTAGTAGTGCTAGTGAAGGGGCTGCTTTTTTAGTGGGTGCAAATCCTACCGGAGTCTTTAGTGGTAAGAAAAACTATATCGCCCATTACCTCAATGGCGCATACGAATTCTATGCTCCTATTGAAGGTATGAGGATATATGTGACTTCTACCAAAGCAGATTACAGATATTTAGGTGCTACTTGGCTGAAGATAACTGAACCAAATATTCAAGTAGTGACAAGCCTTCCAACCAATCCTGTGGCTGGCGTTATTTATATGGTGACGGAATCATGATTACTATCGGAGCAAAGAAGGTAAAAAACATCATGGTGGGGAGCAAGAATGTCAGCAAAGTCTATGTAGGTAGCAAGCTAGTATGGTCAAGCGGTGAAATGCCGGTCGAACCTACCAATATCTACGATAAGTCTGTAGCTGATATTTGGGCTTATGTGCGCTATGCCAATAAGGTCTTTAACATTTCTACCAATGCTAGTAACCTCATGGCACGCTGCACTGTAGAGCCTAATACTACTTACATCGTAGAAATTCTCATGGATACTCGTTTTAGGGTGTTTAGTTATAAAGGCCAGCCAGTAAGTGGAACAGAGCTAAGTGCAGTTTTAATAGATGAGCTGGACGATAATGGGGAAGGTTCTCTTAATGCTAAACGCAGACTTACAATTACCACGGGCGCTGATCACAATATGCTTTATATTGGTTATTGGACAAGTGCCGGTAGTTTGAACTCGGAAGATGTGAGAAATAGCATAAAAATATATAAGGAGAGTGATTAAATGAATAAGGAAGCATTATATGGGGCTATTGTAGATAGCCTTAGAAGTTTACAGGACGTCTGGGCAGTTAAGCTCATGACGTCTTTTTTCTTGGCTGCAGTATACAATCTGCACGTGCAGCTTTTAGTAGCTTTTGCTGTTTTAGTGTTTTTAGACTTAGGCACCAAGTGGCTGGCGCTATCCAAGATGCATTTGGAGAATCAAGGCAAGGAAGTAAATCTTTGGTATGAGCTGAAGAATATACCAAAAGCAAGACGAGCAGGGTACATCCGCTCTATGGAAATGAAGAATAGATTTATTGGTAAGATGTTCATCTACTGCCTTTTAACCTTCGCAGGTGGTCTCGTAGATGTAATGCTCGTCTCCCAAGCAAAGCCATCACTTGCTGTGGCACTGGTGGTAGGCTATTTGTCCGTCAATGAGCTATTGTCTATTGTGGAGAATTTGGAAGATGCTGGCGTGGAAGAAGCTAAGCGTTTAAAAGAAATTATCGATAAGAAACGAGGTTAGAATTTATGAAGAAGATATCCTTAACTAAATTAAGAAAATTATCAAAACGCGCCAATGGCTATGTGGATACTATTTATGTCCATTGGAGCGCAGGATGCTATCACCAATTCTTTGATGATTACCATATCAATGTGGATGACGATGGTAGCATCTATATTAGCACGACTGACCTTACTGAAACCTTGCCACATACCTGGCAGAGAAATAGCAGAGCTATTGGTATCTGCTTTGCAGGCTGTTATGGGGCAGAACCTAATAATGGTTTTGATACCGATTTCGGTGATTATCCACCTACCCAAGCGCAAATGGATGGCGTATGTCAGGCCATTGCAGTTTTGTGTGAGGAGTTAGGACTTCCTGTAGACTATGATCATGTGAAAACTCATTGCGAGGCAGCAGAGGAAGATGACTACGGTCCAAGTACGACTTGTGAGCGTTGGGACTTGTGGTATTTGCCAGATTTGCCTACCGAAAATGCTGTAAAAGCTGGTGGTGAGGTAATTCGTGGTAAAGCTGCCTGGTGGCAGAAAAACCTCTAAAATAGGGCCGCGAGATTTGCCCTGTGAGCGGTTTTTAAAGAGGGGTTGGTATAGTTTGACCTACGGAAAAACGGCTATAATACTCGTTTTGAGCATTATAGCCGATTACTAGAATTTGAGGTGGTGGAATGGATAGTGAAAAGAAAAAATATATGTTTTGCGGTGCTATTTGTCTTGTGCTTATTTTTATTTGCGCCTATTTCCTATGCCGGGACGTATCGGATAACGGAGCAGGAATTAAACCAATTAGAGAACAACTTACTACAGCTACAGAAGAACAACGAGAACTCACAAAAGGAATTGAAGGAGCTGAAGTTAGAACTGAAAACATCCAAAAACGAGTTAGTAAAAGCGAAGCAGGAATTGACGCTGCTACAAACCGAGCTGAGGACGTTGAAAGAAACATCACTAGCTCGGGAGAACTTATTAAAGAATGCCAACAAATCCTTAGAGATATATGCGCAAGAGGAGAAGAAAAGGATGAAGGTAATTAGAACCCAGCGTAATGTGGCATATGGTCTTGGCGCAGCACTCTTATATGGATTGGTTAGGAAGTAGTGAACTTCACGTTCTATAGGTAGTATTGTTCCAATTTTGCTCTAAGAGATGCTGGTTAGGCTAGATGAAAACATCGTTTTGAGTAGACTCGTTCTACTTTAGAAGAGTTTTTTATGTTTGAAATATATTTGCGGGCTAAAGGTAATTGTAGTAATATTAAAGAGGAAGCTTAGTATTTAATATGCAAATACGAATTGCAAAATGTTGGGAGATGTAAAAATGGGAACATTAAACGAAGAACAGAGCAAAGTAGTTGAAAATAAAGATGCAGTAGAAACTGCTGCAGGAAATTTGAATGGTAACAATAAACGCAAGATATATTATTTAATTGGTATAGTTATTGCGGTGTTAGTTGCTGTTATTTTTTATTTTTGTTACTGGATTAAAACGCCTACATATTCTCTTAACTTAATACGGACTGCAGTTGAGAAGCATGATTTAGTTAAATTTGAGGAACATGTGGATTTGAACCAGCTATATGGTAGAGCCGTTGACGATTTAATAAGTGCTAATGGGGCGGATGCTAGTAATCCTCTTGTAGCTGGAATGATGCAAATGTTTAAACAAGTGGCTGTGCCAGCTTTAAGTGATGCAACAAAAAGATATGTAGAAACAGGAAATTTTGAAAAGAAAGAAGTACCTAAGAATAATCAAAAAATTGACCCTAATGAAGTTGCTGATAGTATGAAGGATAAAACTGGCGTAGATACAATAGAATTTAAGGGTGTAGGAAATACTAAAAAAGATGGGAAAATAGCTGTTGTAGATATTAAAGTTTATGACAAGCAAGTCAAAAAAGATTTTATAATCCAAGTAAAAATGCGGGAATTAGATAATGGTTCTTGGAAAGTTGTGGAAATTTCTAACCTGAAGGAGTACGTGCAAGAACATGATAAAGCTGTAGCCGAAAAGTTAACGGAATTAAATAAGCCGGTGGCAGAAAAAATTGCTTCTGTATTAGAGCTTAAAGATACGCCTAAGGCTAGTGTTATTAGTGATGGGAATCCCTTCTTTGCTAGTTACACATTGAAATTTGATTATCCTATTTTATTAAAGACTATTACTCCGATTACAGAATATACCATTGAAGTAAAGCTGATTGACCAAAGTAATAATATTTTGTGGTCAGGGACAGGTAACGTGAGTGGGAATTTTGTGGGAGAAAATAAATCTTTTAGTATGTGGAATACTTGGAAACTAAATCAGTTCATAGAGAAAGAGGCTAATATTATTAAACAGGGTGTAGGAGATAAAAAAGTTGTAACTAAAATTACTCGTGTTAAACTTTCCGATGGCACAGAGTATAAGTATTTAGTGAAATTGCCACCTGTTGAGAAGTAGTAAAATTGAAATCTACTCTTCTCATTTGACCACATTTGCAAGTAAGTCATTTTTACCCATCAGGGATTAATTTCCTTGGTGGGTATATTTTTTTTTGTGTAAAAAAGACCGCTAGTATAATAACTAACGGCCTAGTGATGAAATTAGACGTTATAATCAGGGAACTTTTCGCGAATGAGATCTGCTGTTTTGTTCACTCTTGCAAGGAGTGTTGTGCGTGGCATTCCTAATTTTTTAGCAATTTCGGTGTCAGTAAGTCCTTTGAGACGCATGGAAGCTACGGAGAGAATAAAAGGAGCAACATCTTGAATATAGTGGATAATTTCAATGGATATCAGTTTGTTGTCGACATCAATGGTGAAGTCATTAACATTAGACTCTAAAAATTCTAGTGGGGTAATACCGGCAGTTTCGGCATTGAAGTACATGAAATCAAACGAAACAGTATCTCCGCCTGTACGATACTTGCAGGTCTCGCAGTCTGCGTTGCAAAACCACCATTTTTGGTGCGGGCAAGTACACTTGCAGTGGTCCTGTTTTTTCTTGCGGAAACTACCATAGAATTTTGAATGTTCTTTGTACTGCTCTTTTGTCACAGGTATCCATTCATTGGTGCTGCGAAGATAGATGCTGAACTGCTTTGATTGGCTTGCGTTGTCTCTTTTTGTCATAAATTGAGCCCTCCTACGGCAGATGCCGAAATGGAGAGCTACATAAATACGACTAGACCACAGGTAGGTAGTACAAGCCGAAACATTACTCCATTTCGGCTGTACATCACTTCCGGTGATCTGTACAGGTTATTTAATTTTTAGTCACACGAGACCGGAAATACTCTGCGCAGTTAGTTCTCATGTGCTGATTTCATAATAAAGCATTTTTGTTTAAAAGAAAAAACTTGCTGAGTCAGATTAGAAAAAGAAAAAAGCCGCTATTATGCGGCTTTAGAGAAATTTTGATAGCATTAAATTTTAAAAGTTGGCTTAAAATGGAGGTCTGTTCTGACTTGGTAAGTCGGAAAAATAAAAAATCTGCATATCAAGTAGATACGCAGATAGAAATGATGATTATTTACGTTGTTTTGAGCCAAGAGGCTCATAGCCATAGGAGGCTAAGAAGGCATTTTTCTCTTCTATAGAACTTCCCATTAAAGAAGTAACACAAAATTTTAGTGCTTGATGTTCATCTGATTCATCGAAGGCATGACCTGCAAGCATTAATAATGTTTCTGTGGTATTAATACCTAAATTGAGACCGCAGGCAATCGTGACGATGGTTCTAAATGCAGGCTTTGTTCTTTCGTTCTTTTCTGCACGTCTATAGTTAATATCATCAAGGTCTGTTAAAGTACAGAAATGAGATTTGCTTAGGCCACGAGCTTGAATAATCTCATATATTAATTGCCAGCACGACTTATTAGTGGCACTAAGCTTATACTCCGCATTTTGACGTTCAAATTCAATTCGTTTTTGTTGTAATTTTTCTGATAAATTTATAACAGCGACGTTATTTTTTGAGGTAAACTTAGATTCTTGGGGTATTTCTTTTGCTCGATAGAGAATATCAGTTGAGTGTTGTTCGTGGAAGCGTTGTTGTTCTGATAGTTGCCATGAAAATTGCAAAGTGCATTCTTGCATGTTGGATAGTGCATAATCAGTTAGGGAGGGCTTGCCGGAAGGGCTGATTTCGATATATCTGCTATCATTTATAACAAAATAGCCAGCAACATATTTAAATAAATTATTGTTAACTAGCTCCTTTAATTCGCTATTATTCCTATATTCAGAAAAAGCGCCATGTAAGTCTACTAAAGAATGTGTTGTACGGGTATCAATAGGCTGTAAGGCTAGAGCGGCTTCTTTAAATCCTGTTTCCAGCATTCGTATTAAAACAGATTGGCGTGATACGCTATAAAATGTTGATAGTTCAGTAGCTAATATTATTAATTCTTCGGCTGTTATAGTTAGAGAAGAATAGCCATTTAGTTTATATAGTTCGTTAACTTTTATGCAGAATGTTTTTAAGGGCATAAGAATGCGTGGTGCAAGTTTGTTAGCTTGCCATTCCATTTGTTGCTCATCACTCCAAGTTTCAAATTTTTGTGGATAAGCAGTATCGGTAGGACACCGACAAGCAATAACTTTTTTCTTATGTATTATTTGTTTAATAGATACGTAAATTCGATGCCGGTACCAGTGATATATCTCGTGAGCAATAGTATTATTAACACATCCTAAGTTTCGCTCGTAGAATGTGCTGGCATCAATAATAATAGAACCCCTTTTTACTGGTATGTCGTAATTTGTACATTTGAATAAGTCATATACATTAATGGTTCCTTCTGAAAAACATATTTGACCAAAAATGGAAAAGTTATCAGTAATACAATGCCCTTGTATTATTTCAAGACCTAGATTTTCTGCTATTTTCTTTATGGGAACAGGTAAGGGCTGTTCGAGAGCTTCAGGATAATATTTCTTTAAAAAAGAAGAAGCTTCGTTATCTAAATCTTTTTTATAGAGTATTGGAATAATATTTTTTTCTACAGCAATGCCATTTGTAGCAAGATGTTTTAGGAATTTAAAAGGAGCAATGGATAAGACTATTAGTGATTCTAACTTGTTAGTGATAGTTGCAGAACATGAGAGAATAAACCATTGACTTATATCATGATTTGCAACACCAAAAGTGCCATCAGCAGTTAAATCTATTGTACAACTTACTATAACATCGAAATTCAAAGTATCTTCATCAATATTTATGTTTCTTGTAAATTCTACAATCATATCTTCGAGTACAGCTGAATCGGGATATTTTATTCTAGAATGCGATAAATCCAAGGTGTAAGGATGTTGATAAATATGTCTATATACAGCTTCCCAGATAGACTGATAGCAAACGGTGTAAATGAACTGTTCTATTTCGTTTTTAGGGGTATTCAATTAATACACATCCTTTTATAGTTTCTTTTCTTAATTATAATATAATGACCATGTTTAATCAATTAATGTAAAAGAATATTCCAGTGAATACGGAGATAATTCTTTTGAAAGCTCCTAAATAGTATGCTATACTATACAGGTAAGTATATAGTTATATACGAGTGAGAGGTGATA